TTTCATACTTTGTGCATTATTCATTAAATCAAACGAATAGAAAGCATCTTCTCCTTGACCAACCATTGTGTTTTCATACTCCATTGCATACGCAACCGTTCCTAATTTTTTCTTTTCTTTAATTAATTGTTTTCTTGTACGTATATTATGTTTTAATGTAATAGAATAATCAAATGCTAAAAAGAGAGCTTCTGATTTTTTATACATATCAGTTACTGATAATTTTATCATTTTAGACATCCAATGTTGTGCAAAATATGCTGAACTTATATATATTTCAGTAGGTTCTTCTTTTAAATGTTCATATTCTGGATTATTCAAATATGGTACTTGACGTATAATTAAAAATGGTGATAATACAAAATCTATAATATCTTTTTTAATCATCCGAAATTCTTCATATACCAAGCAAGTAGCCCTGTATCCTCTCGCATTATCTGTTGCAGGAACAACAACTATTGAACTTCCATTAACAAACATTACCTCAGTTTCATTACCACTTGTTTTAATTTGTTTAATTTCCCTCCTTAAATTAGGAGACTTTGGCATTAATTCTTTAACTATTTTTTCAGTTACAATTAAAGATGCTTGTTTTTTTGTGGCTGATGCTATAACAATTAATGAATTTGGATAAAGTATCGCTTTTATACATGCAAAAATAGCTATAATATATGATTTTGCAGAAGCTCTACATGCAACTATTACTACTAATGGGCATATATTCATTAGGTATAATGCTATAGCTTGATATAAATGTAAATCTAGTTGTAAATAATGTTGAACAGCTCTATGTAAATTACGTCTATAGAATGTAATCCAATCTATTAGCCTTTCTGTATAATCAAAAGTTTTTTCTTGTTTCTTTTCTTGTTGTCTAGGTTTTTCATGTATATTGGTTTTTTTTGCATTATTTTGTCTTGCTGTTTTAAAGTTGTTAGCCATTATTAATCTTCACCACCAACTTTGAAGTCATCTTCTATTGAGAACTCTCCATCATATTCTTTAGTTTTCATTAATAAATTTTTAATAGGTCTGAATACAAACCTATTTAAGTAATCAATTAAACTATCATAGTCTTTATATAATTTTTTGTCTGCAAAATATTCTGCTGGTCTATACTTTTCAATGTCTTTAGTCCAAACTCCAAGTCCTTTTGTATTTTCATCGTCCATTGAAGCATTAGCATCTCTAGGAGTAACATTACCTGCTGACATTAATTTAAGATAAGTTTCTTCTAATTTATCAGTATTACTATTCTTCTCAACTGCTTTCATTATTTGAAATTCTTTGATAGCAAGAAGTTTAAAAGTTTTTTGTTCTGATAATGTGTCACTCTTATATTTTCCAACCCATTCATTATATGTGTTTTCTAGCCATATATAATCATCATCATTATATCCATTGCCCCACTTAATGAGTATATCTTTACTAAGTCCTCGTTCTTCATTTGAGTCTTCTATCTGTGCCACAACATTTACATCATCACTAGAATCGAAATCGTCCCCAGCACCATTTTTCCCACCAAGACTATTTAACTTGGTCATATATATTTGCCATACATTTGTTGTTTTCCCGTTCTGAATTTCTTGTAAAACAGCATTATAACTACCTAGATTAAAGCATATACTTACTGCTCTACACATGTAATATAAAGCTAATTTATAATCTTGATACTTGCTATAATACTTATCGTATAAATCTCCTAAACATGTTTTACAAATAGGTAAATGAGAATTGGCTTTATATATAAATGATTTACTTATATAAAAGTTTCTCTCACTAGATTCTTGTCCACAACAAGTACATGTTAATTTATTTTTTACTGCATTTGCCATTTTCTCATTTCTCCTTTGATTGATTTTTTACATAATAAAAAAGCCACTAAATTAATTAGCGACTTTTAAATCTTTATCTGTTTTACTTTCAATATATTCTTCTAACTGTTCTTTATTATTGTGCAACGTTCCGTAAGTATTATGAAAACTTCCTTCTTGATTTGGATTATGACATTGCTTACATAAAGTCATTCCATTTTCAACATCAAATCTTTTATCTTCATAGTCTGCAAAATTATCTATGTGATGAGCTTCATTATTATGTGTTTTCTCACCACAACATTGACAAGTATAATTATCTCTTTCAAAAACTTGTTTTCTCCAATTTTTATATTCCTCAGTATTCATTATTCTGCTTTTTTCTGAAGTAATCCCACCTTGCCAATTAGGATTAAGATTACCATATCTTTTAGATTCATACATTGGATTATTTCTTCCTTTAAAAATTCCATCTATTTTTCTAATATTAGATATCTTAATTCTGCCCTCACAACTCATAATTCTACATCTATTAAAAGTCTCTTTATTTTTCTTTAATCCTAATTTCGAAGATTTATCTGTTAGATGTTTTATTTTTCTATTTGGAAAATATTCTTTAATAATATCTTCATTTATCATATTGGAATAAACTTTTTTAATAACTCCACATCTTTATCTGTCCAATCAATCGCATTTGAAATCTCAAAGTTCTCACCTTTACATTCCTTGCAAATATTTCTAAACCCATCTGTACACGTATTGTCTTTTGGAAAATATTTTAATTCCAAAGGTAAATATCTTCTACAACACTTACATAATTTATATTTTATTCCACCTTCTATTTTATATAATTCATCGTTTGAAATATTTTCATAGTCGTTTTGTTTTTTAACTCCCATATCATTAGCCTTATGTCTTATTCCCTTCCAAGTCCTATTATTAAATTTATTCATTAATTCTTCTTTCGATAAATATATGTAATTTTCTTTTAAAAATTCTTCATCTTCTATTGTCCAAAATTGACCTTTCCCCATAATATTTATTACCTCCGATTGCATTTAATTTATTCCGATTTATTATTTAGAATATAGGAAATGAGTTTCGGAACACTCACTTATTAATAAGACTCATGACTTTCTTATCTATCCTATATCACAATTATACTCCATAGAGTATTCACTGTCAATATTTTAATTTTAATTTATTTATCTTTAGCAACTTACCAAAAAAATAAGTTCCATTAAAATAAATAACATATAAATATCAAAAAACAACTAAGTAAACCTAAATCTACTTAGTCAAATAATCCAATTTACCTATACTGTGGTAGTTGTATTAGCCACACTAACATTATATTTACCAGCCTTTAACTCTTCAATTAAAGAATTCAAACTATTAACAACCTCAGCAATATCAGTAGTTTTAGCATATCCACTTAAATCAACCACAGGTATTAAAGCTTTTACTTCTTCTATTTTACTATCTATATAAGTATTATCTGTTACTCCTGTACTAGAAACTCCAGATAAAGATTTCACCTTTTCTTTTAATTCTGAAAAGGCTTCATCTAAAATAGAACCATCGGTTAATTGTATTCCATTTGCTAATTTCATATTATATTTTCCTCCTTGATATTTTTAATTTATTTAAAATTCTATAGATTCACTTTTTGTTTTAAAATACCTCCTTAAGTTGCTTTAAAACTACTCTTTTATTCGATTATTATTCTATTAATTTATTCTTCTTCACAATAAAATCCGTCTTGAAATCCAATCTCATAAGCTTCTCTTACAATATCTTTAATTTCACAATGTGGACAAAAATCTTCATCCTCCATATTCTCATTTAAACTTTCAATTAAATCTTGTGTTAATTCCTCATACAAATCATCTAACTCATCTTCTTCATCGGAATATTCCTTTTCAGTTAAAGTTACTATTGGGCAATCAATGTATTCTTTTAATTCATCAGAATCAATTAAATCTTCTTCAATAAATACTACATCTTGACCTTCAATGATTTTTAAATTATCATAACCATAAGCACTTTCTAAACTATAATGTTCTTTATTGTCCCAATATGATTTAGAAATTAGTAATATATCAGTATTGTACAACTCTTCAAATTCCTTAAAACTGAATGTATCATATTCATTAAATTTATAACCTAAAGTTTCCATTCTTTCTATCAATTCTAAAGCTTTTTCATTTGAAAGTATAAAACTAATATTATCAAAATCCTTTAACACTTTCATTAATGCATCTAAATAATCCTCATATACTTTTTCTACATTTATCTTTTCATTATTCATTATTCTATTCTCCAATCTTAAACTTGATTTTGTTCTGCTTGAACTTGTTGTATCTTAGCTAATCTTTCATTAATAGTATTTTGATATACATTATTAGAAATACTAACTGCATTATTATAATCAATCCCATATCCTATTAATTTCTGAAATCCAGCACCAATAATATCAATATAAGACATACTGTCTTTATAGAAATCACTATTTTTAACATCTTCACTTATTTCTGATTTAGGATTATCTTGTATTTGTATTCTTTTTAATTCCTCATCAACTGCAATTAATCCCATTTGTTCTTCAGAACCTATATATTCTTCTTCCATTTCTTCTACTTGATTTAATTCTTCATTCATATCTATCACCATATTCCTTAAATTATTTTTGTAGCAATATCATATTTAATACAATCTTCTGGACTTAAATACCAATCTTTACCATCTGTCTTTTGTTCAAATAATTCTCTTGGTATACTTGTCTTTTTAACAATTAAATCATCAATTAATGTTTGTAACCTAACTTGTTCCTCATGTCTTATTTTTAATTGAGTAAAATTCCCATAATTTCCTCCAGACAACTGATGAAATAATAAAGTTCCATAACTATTTATTAAACGTTCATCTCCGAATACAAAAATAAAAGCTCCACAACTCATACCTTTACCAGTTAATTCAGTTATTATTTTATACTTATATTCTTGTTGAAATCTTTCTATTTTACTTAATAAAGCCATACAATCATAAATTACCCCACCATATGAATTAATTATTATTCTTATAGGTTGTCTTTCTCCTAATTTAATTCCTTCATTATCATCTTTTTGCTTAATTTTGTCCATATAATACATTAATTTAAACATTGATATTTCATCTACATCATCATTCAAATGTAATTTTCTACGTTTAAGCGCATCTTGAACAATCATTTCATTGTAAATATTATCTATTGGTTGAAACATCTCTCCCATAATAATCACCTTTTAATCCTTTATATTTTATTTAAATATTATATCTCTTATAAACTCTCTTTCACCTTCTGAATAAACATATAGTCTTTGTCCAGCTTTTGACGTATGTCTTCCATCTTTAGCATATGTATCAGTACCAGCAAAACTTCTACCCATAAACAATTCTCTACAATGAATTTCATCTGATTTATTATGATGTAAATGTGCTGTGTGAACTTCAACTGCATCACCAAACATTAGTATTAAATCTTGAACTATTTTTCCAAATTTATCATTATGTCCGTGTGTAGAAAGGATTCTGCATCCATTTATTTCTGTTGAAATAACTCCTTCATCTAAATAGTTTTTCTCTATTAATATTTTATCTGCATATTCACTACTTGCTAATGATAATTCAATTCCCCATGTGATAAAAGTTTCAAAATTATGCATATCATTTGGAGTTTTTTCTTTAATTGATATGCGTCCATGATTACCATTAACAGCACTATAATGAACCTTACTGAATAAACCACAATCAGCAAATGATATCAACATATTTAATATTATTTCTGTTGCAACTTTAACTTGTTCTTCTACTGGTATTTCACTTTCTGCTATAAGACTATCGTGGATTATGCCTGTAATATTATCACCAAGATTGTTTACATATAATTCAGTAATGCCTAGTTCAGAAGATGTTTTAATAATCTCTTTTGTTAATTCTGTTCCCCTTAAATATGCAGTTTCTACATCATATTTATTGAATAAATTGTTTGATTTAATTCCCACATGCATATCTTCTAAATCCAATAATCCACATCTTGTTTTAATGCTAGGTCTTAATTCAACATTATATTTAACAGGATTAATTTCTATTTCGCTTAATTTATCAAATATCTTATCATAAAGATAGTCTTTATTTCTATAAGACTTTAATTCTTGTTTCATTTTATTTATTTCTTCTTCTTGAAGTTTTAAGAAATATTTTTCTTTTCTTCTTTCAATAGTTTCTTCAACTAATGAGTCTATATTATCTTCACATTCTAATTCTTCATCTAAATAAGGAACATCATCATGAACTATATTGAAAGCATACTTGATTAACATAAAATCTCTTCTTGGAATATCCAGTTTTCTACACAATTGAGAAACTCCTATTCCATTTTCATCACAATATATTTTCTTAATTTCTTTTACTTTTTCTTTAGATACTTTTATCTCTCTCTTATTAGATGATATTGTATAGTATTCACCATTCTCAATAACTCTTAATCTTTTTTCTTCTTTAGCATCTAATTTATCAAGTTCCTTCTCATATTTTTCTTTTTCTTTCTTTATTTTATCTAACTCTTTTTCTTGTTCTTTAATTTGTTTATTGCTTTCAACTTCTAATGACTTCTTTTTTATTTCCAATCCTTTTAAACATTCATTATTATCTTTATTTAATACTCTTTCAAGAATTAATTCATAGGTTTCATTGAAAATTTTAGCAATTCCTCTTAATGTACTTTCGGCATAACTCGTTCCTAGCTCTTCATTTATAGCATTCTTACACATAGTATTAGTTAATTCGTATTCACACTTATTTCTGTAAATACGACCTATATACTCATTGTCATACTCTTCAATTTTCTTCTTCAATATTTCATTCATAATAATTTCTCCCCTTATTATTATTTGTTACTTTAGTTTTACTTCATGTTGTAATCCGCATGAGCCACAATAAACATATATTTTAGATTTAGTAGTATCTACATAATCCATATCATCATTACTGATGCATAAATCAATATCTATAATATCTTTACAACCACTACATTTAATATCTCTGTACTTTTTGTGTTTTTTCTTCTTATCTTTATTACTACCTTGTTGATATTCTTTTTCTCCCATTTTATATCTTCCTTTTCGTTTTTATTTATCAAAATCGGATTTACTTCAATGTCAATCCGATTTATAATTTACATATATGTATTATTAATTTATTAGAATTTCAAGTCTGAATATTTAGCCTTACAAGTATCTTCTATAATTGGTTTTCTAGTTTTAAAATCTAAATTAGCCATCAATAAACTACTATTAACTAATTGTAGTTCTGATAAAGCTTTATTAACTGAACCTTGTAAGTGATTTCTTGTAGTAATATCTTTATATCCAATATAGTCTCTTAATTCCATAGCCGATTTTCCAGTTAAAGCTATATTCAATAAGTTAGCTTCTCGTTTTGTTAATGAGTCATCTGAATTATCAAATCCATTTAATTCACACCATTTATTAATATACACTTTCATGTCAGTATACCCTTTAGCCTCGGGTTCTCTAATTTCTAGCCATTCAATTTTATCTTTTATTGCTTGTTCTATTTTAATAAAATATTTTCTACATAACAAACCCATTTCATTGTTTTCAATCATACATAATTGTTTTGACATTTCTAAATTTAAAGAATATTCTTCTGTTATTCCATAGTATGAACGTTGTTGAGAATTAAGTTCTAATATTTGTTCCTGTGATAACAGTGCGTTCCCAAATTTTTGAACGTAGGCTATTACTGGATTTGATGGTATTTTATAATGTTTAATATAATCTTCATTTTCAACAAAGGTATATTTTTCTATTCTTCCTTTTATCCAATCACTAAATTTAGTTGATTTTATTTTATTTCCGTTTTTTCCTGTTTTTACATTCTCAACTAGATTACTATGTAATTTTCTACCATCAATACAAAATCCATCATCAGTATTTGTTAATACTGCTGGAAATTTTCTTTGTGCATCCATAACTAACTTAGAGTTTTTTTCTGTCATACCTAATTGTTCTTTTAATTCTTGCTTTGTAAATTTCTTCATTTTATTACCTCACTTTTTAATTTATTATTAAATGAGGTATTTTGTTGATAAATGTGAAAATATCCTAAAATCACATCTTAGCTGTATTGCTAATAATAAATATTCAATTAAATGAGGAAGTCTAATTGTAAAGCACTAACTATCCTAAGAGTGCTACTGGAAATAATTCTAGTTATTTATATTTAGTTTTTACCAAGTATCATCACTTGGAACATAGTGTAATAAAACACCAATAAAATCACACATTTTTATAAAAACTGTAGGAGGTTGTTATATTTATATATGTGATTTTATTGCTACTTTATTTTATTAATTTATTTTTAAAATCCCTATCCGTATGGTTATGTCCACTAATTCTATAGGGTAATACTCTTGTACTTCGAGTATCATATAATCGGAAGCTTTTCCAGTTAACGAATAGCTATCGCATTTCCTTAATCCTGTCTTAGAAATTTTCTGATAGTAGGTTTTTAATATAGACTATTACATATATCTACGGAAGAATTACCTATGTCAACTCCCTAATCACTGGCGTAAAGCCTATCTTCAACATCTAATTAATCTAGAGTGACTAATTAGTCTCGATGGTACAACTAAAACGTCTCCATCTATTCAATCCAATCAACCATTTATTAAACGCATATTGACCAGCGTTTTGTATCATATGTTTTCTTTCAGATTATCAATCCTATTCAAGTTTTGGTAAACATAAAACCATTATAAAGCAAAGTTAAATACCTAATCTTGAAACGACATTTACTTTATTGCTTAATAGATACACTTGTTATCTATTCCGTTTTTGGCATGCTACGATAACATCTAAATAAAAATAGATTTAACGTCCCTATCGGACTAATGGTAAGCGTTCACTATTATTTTTTATACAGGGGTGTGACCGAATTAATCATTATAATTTCCTCAGCTAGTGAGCCTGTTTTCTAACCTTGCCTTGAATATTATTTTAACGTCCCCTCAAGGAGTACCGAGTAACTGAAAATTACTCTGGGGAATGAGTGTTAGTCCTCATATATTATTTAAACCCATAGATAAATATAAAATATTACAAGGTTATAGATATTTCTCACGACTTCTCTGTAACATCTATAAGGTTCTCGTTAATATCAATTAGTTGTTTTAATTTATTTTATAGTCAAATCTTTCTCAAGTATCTGCTATTCGACTTCATCAAATTCTTTACATTTATCAATTGTAATTTCTACACCACTTCTTTCAAGTTTTAATATGTACTCTTTATACATTATACAAACTCTTTCATGTTGACAGTTATCACATTTCATATTATTTGCCTTCTTCCATGCAGAATGTATTCTCACACTCATTGCATGTTATATCAAGTCCTTCAAACTTAGATTTAATTTCTTTTCCACAACCACATACATATTTAAATATAGGTTGTTTTTCTTTTTCTTTAGGCTCTTTAAATTTCTTAATATTAATTGAGATTGTATCTTCTTCCTCTAATGTAGCTAATAATTCTTTTACCTCAGCAGTTACATTAATTTCTGTTTCTACTAATTCATTTTCCTCATTCTCAACTTTTATAGTTCCCTTTAATTCACCATCTTTATATTCTACTTTAATGCCTTTATAATCTACTTTTAATGCTTTAGCCATTATTTCTATCTCCTTTTATTTTATTAATTTATTTACAAAGTTATTTGCATATCCTTATATGATGAAATAACTTTTGTTGTCCTGTTCATTTTGCTCAATTCTATTTCAGATAATTTCTTTAATTCTTCTTTTGCGTCACTACTTCCATGTTGCAATACTACTTTTTGACAATCACACTGCTTAATATAGTTTACAATATCTTTTTGTGATGCGTGGCTACTGAATGAATAGTATCTTTTCACAATACATCTCTTTTTTAATGTTCTACCATCAACAATAACTGTATCTGTACTATTATCTAATAATTGACCACCTATTGTATTAGGAGAACAATATCCACAAAATAATATTCCATTATGAGAATCTTGTAACATTTGATTAACAAATAGATTACTAAAACCTCCTGATATCATCCCACTTGAACTTAGTACTAGGTAACTTTTTGGTTTAGAATTAACAAAAGCTTCACAACTCTTATTATCATTTATAAATTTAAAAGCTTTCCAAGTCATAACTTCATCCCAATAAGCCAAATCTTCATTATCTAAAACCTCATACATTTTGTCATTTATTTTTTTACCTAGATTAGTTGCTATTATAATTGGTTTAGACATATCCCATCTATCTTTAAACGTATCATATAGCCAACTCATCATATTACTAAGTCTAGATAAGGCAAAACATGGTATCATACACGAATGATTATAATTTACAAATCCTAGTATATCTTTTTCTAATTGTTTTCTTTCTTCTATACAAGTTCTCTTGTTGAAATTTCTATCTCCTAATCCATATGTACTTTCTATAAATAGAATATTTGAATTAGATACTGGAATTGTTGGTTCTGTAAAATATGTATATGAGTAATTATCTGTATTTCCTAAATCACTTGTAATACAAATCTTTTTTACAATATTTGTTCCAAATTTCTTTATAAAAATTTCTAATTGTGTCGAACCAATAATATGTGAGTTATTTGTAAATCTAAAAGACAAATAGTCATCTAAATGATATATATTATCCAATTCATAAACGTCCATCATACTCATTACATTATCTAAATCTTTTTCTTCAAATAATTCTTTTACTTTCCCTTTGATTTTCTTTTTAAATTTATCTTTATTTTCTCTTAAATACTCGCAATTTTTCACATGAATTTTAATGCAATCTTTTAACATTGGTTTAGATAATATTGAATTAGTCTTTGTAGTTATTATCCTACCTTTAAATCCCATTGAAGATAATGCTGGAAACAATCCAATATGATCACAATGTAAATGAAGCATAAAACAATAATCTGACTCTTTAATAGGAATATTATTTAACATTTCCTTATTTAGTATATATTCGTCAGCCATATCGTTATTTTGTATCATTCCTAATTCGACCAAAACACATTTTCTACCTATATCTGATAAATATGAAATGCTTAAATTACTGCCTACTACTTCTTCGGCTTGATTTCCATTTAGACTTATTACAATTTCATTTTCTTTATTCTTTTTTCCTCCCATAATTCTCCCTCAAACCCTCCACCGATATATACGGTATATATTTTTGTTTATATTAACTAACAACCTATACATTAATATAAGTTCTATGATTAATACAAAATAGAAGGACTGAATTATTTCTAATCTAGTCCTTCTCAAATGTCTTTATTATTCTGCTTTACCCAAAGCCTTAGTTGCTTTAATTGTTACTTTATCAAATGCCGGATAATCCTTGGCATCAATATTGATAGCTTCCTTGGTTCTAGGATTTCTTCCTACTCTAGCATCTGTATGCTTAGCTTCCATATGCTTCTTTTCTACTTCTAAATATGAACCAATTTTAGCTTTATCTCCTACTTCTAATTTTTCTACTACTGCTTTAATAATTTTATCAAATTCAGTAAATTTACCTTCTGTTTCCTTTTTGCTTTCTAGTCCTAATGTTTCCTTAATTACTTCAATTACTTGTTCTTTCTTCATTTTAAAATCTCCTCTTTCTTCTCTCTAATTTTTTTTATTTATAACCCTTAATAGGGATATTTACTAATTGTTAAAACTGTAAGTTTATTAGTTTTTATACTTCTATTAATTTATTTTCAATTACATTTCTTTTACTCTTTCTCTCTAATGAACGCCAGTTATCTGTGTTATAACTAAACGTCCATTTAGGAGAGAGAAAAGTTAAATAAATAAAGGGGTAAAATGAAATGTTTATGAAAAATTAAAAAATATATAGTGTTTCGCCTATGTTTCAAGGCGTTGGTATAATAAAGCTAATTAAAGCTATAATATCTTTTTGTTTTTATAAGTGTTGGGAGAATACACTTATACGGTCTTAGATTTTTCAACTATTAAAATGTTTTTCTTTCTCCCTATAATCCCGAAGTTTCGTATTATATGTATATCTGTTAACCCTAGTAATACCAACGTCTGACATCATTTATTCTTCTATTAATTTATTTAAAGTGTGGAAATTTGTGATATTTTTTGATTAAATATCCCTAGTTGTTTTCTTTTTCCCAAAGCACATTCCATATAACTCTATATCTTCTCCATCACATAGTATTTCTATTTCTTCTTGTTGAATCCTAAACATTTCAAGGAACATTTCTCTATGACTAGAATATAGCACACTTAATGCAACTCTTCCTATGTTACTATATTTTCCTTCC